TCAAAAAACTTTGGTTTCTACTACAGATAGCGGTAAGACATTTAGAAGGCAAATCCAGGGACAAAGATTTAGTTTTACTGTATCATATCCACCTATGACAAGATCAGAGTTTGCACCATTAATGGCATTTATTATTAAACAAAGATCAAGACAAGAAGCATTTACTGTTACATTTCCAAGTTACTTAAATGCACAAGGAAGTGAAACAGGAACATTGTTAGTAAATGGCTCACATACTGCAACAGACACTACAATAGCTATAGATGGGTTTGCGGGTGATGGTGCGGGTAGGCTCAAAGCGGGTGATTTTATTAAGTTTGCACATAGTAAAGTTTATATGGTAGTCGAAGATGCAACTTCATCAAGTAACGCTTCTACAGTTACTATAGAGCCACCATTAAGGGAAGCATTAGCTGATGATAGTCCTGTTACTTATGATTCAGTGCCTTTCAATGTTCATCTTACAAGTGATGTTCAAGAATTTGCAACAGGGCAAGTAGA